TATTCAATGCAGATAATAGTGTTTTCCACCAAGGTGGAGAAGAACTATCAAATATCTTAGTAATTGAGGCTGAGGTGATCATATGAACGTAAACACAAATCAATATTTCTATATAATTTATAAGCAAAATTACCAAATCGAGGGGCAATATCAATTAATATATCAATATCAGAATCAAGGTTATAATGTGATATTTGGGAAGGCAATATCTAACTGTACAGTTACAAGTGACTTTTCGGTTTCGGTGTGGTGATAGCCATGGCTAAGAAGAGATGGATTCAAAAGGCAATTAAACACCGTGGAGCTTTGAAAAAATGGCTAAAAGAGAATCATCCTAGCCTTCTAAAGCCAAATGGAGAAATAGCATTTACAAAATTACGCGAATTTTATGAAAAACATAAGGATGAACTAACCGAACATAGAAAGCATCAAATTCAACTAGCTCTCATTTTGCATAGACTAGCAAAGAGGCGGAAGAAGAAATGAAAATAGGCTCACTAAAGTATGAGATGATGATGTATGACAATTTTTAATTTAGATCCAAATCTAAACACAGTCTTAATATCAATCGTAATAAGTCTAATATCTCTCATCTACAAAGAACATAAATTCTTAAAGAAGAGAATTGAGATACTTGAGAAAAAAATTAAGAAGCTAGAGCGTGAATTAAATGCTAAGAGAAAGTATAGGTAGGACTATAGCGATTTCTATATTATACGCTATGATAGAAGCGTTTTTTACTCCAATCCATCAGGGTAACGTCATTTCTCCATATCATATTTTAGTATTTGCTTTAGGATTAATCGCGGGATTTGATAGAAATATTTACATTATGATAGCTAATGTTTTAACGTTTAGTGTAATAGAAGATGCTCTTTATTGGGTCTTTAAAGAGCAATTACCATATTCTTGGGCTAGCGAATACATAGTCGTAGATCATATTCCTATTTATTATATTCCATATTTAACAATGGCAATTCTCTTATACAAGAAGGGTCTGAAAGATGATAAGGCTAGGGTACAATCCTAGCACTAATTCATTATATATAATATATGAAGAAAATGATTGTGTAATGAGGATAGAGCAAAGAGGAGAAGAAATTAGTATATTCTTTAACGGCGATCTGATTAATCAACTCTACGTAGAAGATATACATAAGCTAACAATAAGTGATTTTTTATATAATAAATGTGCTTACGAGATGTGGAAAAAAATCATATACTCATTTCTTTCTTCTTTCTCTCTCTAGCTCTCTGATAATGCGGTTAAACTTCTTCTCTTCTTCATACATTTTCTTAACATCTTCCCAATCCGCCGTAACTGGTATCAGCTCAGCTTTTTTAACAGCGTAATCGAGGAGTTTTTTCCTAATTTTTGCCATATGAACTTTAGGGAAAAATATTTAAATAAGGATTATCTCTAGTTTAAAATTAGAGTATAATGCCTGATGAAAAACTCTATCGTAAAAAACCTAAGATAAAACCTATCATAATTAAACTAGGAAAAATCTGTTTGCAAAAGGAACCTAAAGAAAATAAGGGTACTAAAGGAAGACCCAAAAAGTTGAACATAGAGGAATGCCGATTATTCTTAGCGTCAGCCCAATATTTTGGGCTTAGTGCTAAGAAGACTTTTCAACTAACTAATAAGATTTGGAAGAAGTTAGGGAATGAAGGTGAATACGTTAGTTATGACACATTTGAGGTGAGATATGATGAAATAAGGAAAGATTCAGAGCTAAGAAAGAAATTTGAGGACTTTTATACAAAGTATAAGGAAGAGAGAAAGAAGAAGGAGTATAACGTATTTGATGTAGACGCTTTCGAATCATTTGTACGTGCATATAAAGAGAATCCAAACATGAAAGAGGAAGAGATTAAGGATTATCTAAAGAAGATCAGTGACTTTGCTACAATACAGCGTTTCGTTTACAGATTTGTAGTTAATCAAGAGATATCAGCACACCATTTTAAGAATGCTATTTCTGTAGCTAGGGATTCATACAATCTTCTAAGACAGAAACAGCCAGACCCACATAAATGGGGTGAAGAAGAATATCGTGAATTAGAAAGGTATTGGAAGAATAGAAGAAAGAATTCATATTATCAGGCAATGACAATATTAGATGAAGTATTTCCCTTATCTGAGAAATTCACGATCCACATAAAGGGATATCAGAGGGGAAAGAAGAGGGTAGGGACTAGAAACGGAATTCAGTTCACCTTATTGCCTGAAGAATTGAGGTTACCAGAGTGGTGTAAGAAAGAGAATGTGTCTGACTACATGTGTGAAAGATTTAGAGACGCGATAATGTTACACATAACAACAATGGCTAGAGAGGGAGAAAGCACTGAGGAGGACAGTTCACTTTTAGGCATAAAGTGGACGGATGTGGATTTCGTGAACTGCACCGTGACAGTATACGAATCAAAGACTGATAAAGTTTGGGAAGGAATCGATTTAAATTTATTTGACAAGACATTCTGTGAGAAACTGAAGAATTACAAAGAGTATGCCGAAAAGAACTATAAAACAGATGATAGAAGAAAGTACGTGTTTCTATCGATTTTGCCATGGGAAACTTACAAAGACTACTTATATAGGTTTGGGCAATATCTAGGGAAGTTTCCAGGCAATGAGGACTTGAACCCCGCCTTCACGCCTCACGACATAAGGCGTAGCGGGGCATTTTGGCGTGTGAACTACCTTAATTTACCGCTTGAAGTGATAACCGGATTTCCGAAACTCAAAAGGGTAAGGAGTCCATTCGGCGTGGGGTGGGAAGATCCTTTGACCATGATCAATTATTATGCCTCTCCTCAGAGCATCATAGAGAAAGTTTATTTGAAAATGAAAGGATTATCAGCAGAATTGCTAACTAACCCAAGTGAAGTAAAGAAGAAGTCGTTAGAAGTCATGTAATAATACCGTTTTTTTATACGAAAAATTTTTCTCTTTCTTTTTCTCTAATTTTAAATTAGAGACTATGTTAGCCCAACTAGTACTAGACGGATTCTATGCTGTGATGGGCGTACTGATAGGGGCTTTTGTTGTAGGTGAAGTAGCACACATATTTAACCAGAGACAAGCTAACGAAACATATAGAAACACAATGACACAAATGGCTGAGACGACGACAGTAGCAGTAGAATCGATAAAAGAGACTACTGTAACTGGAATAAACGCCCTTATTGACATGTCTACTCTCAATGACGTTAACGCACTAGCACAAAAGAAGGTAGAACATAATAACACTCAGGCAAACGCCCAAGCAAAGTAATACTCTTTTTTTGGTCTTATCTTTTTTAAACTTCTTCTTCTCTAATTTTAAACTAGAGAACCATGAGAGTTGTAACATTTAAGGTAGAAGAAGACCTATTAGAGTTATTGGATAGATACGCTATAAAATACGGTTTAAATAGATCAGAAGCAATAAGGAAGGCAATAGAAAAAATGGCAAGAGATGAGTTATCAAAGGAGACTGTTCCGATTGCTAAAGTAGAGAAAATAATAAGGTTATAAGCCATGGAATGTTTAAACGAAATTAAGGATGAGAAGTTAAGGAGTTTGTTAAAACAATATAAAGAAAAACCAAATCCCCTAATGTTAATGCTTATTTTAGACTATAAGGATATTAAAATTAACAAGGATAGAGTAGATGGATTCATCTTAAAGTATAAAGAATTTGATGAGGAAGGTTTGATAGAATTAGGTGCAATAATTTTATGTGGAGTACTATACAAGATAAGTTTTGATATTGATTCTCAGACACTAGCATTTTACCATGATAGTGGGTTAGAGGTGGCATAAATCATGGTAATTAGCATAGCTACTAGAGGTTCAATTAACGTTAATCTTCTTCCATTATTAAAGAACGTAAAAGACAAAGTAGTTATAATAAATAAGCATAACAACATACTTTTACAAAGGAATCTACAAGTCCTTTATGCGTTACCACATCTAAAAGACGGGGATTGGTTGATTTTTATTGATGATGATGTTTTACCTAACAAAATTCCTACAAAAATCGAATTAGACAGATACGGCTCAGATGTCGTATGTGGTGTCTATGCACTGAAGACATTTAAGGGAATTAGTGTAGGGAAAGGAATAGAATGGCTTAAACCAAATGATGTAAAAGATGGTGATAACGTGGATTTTTGTGGATTGGGTTTAACGGCAATAAAGGCATCCTACATAAAAGAGCTGTTCAAAAAGACTGAAGGGAGAGTGTTTAATGTCAGTTATTCAGTGATAGATAATAATTATTTATTCTATGGAGAAGATCTAGTGTTCTTCTTTTTACATAAACCAAAAACAAAAGTAATGAGAGATTGGGTAGGCGTACATTTTATCGATAACATAACGGGGCTAAACCCCGATTTTACTATTTCTTTGTACAACGATATAATAACGCTCTAAACTAAGGCTTTTTTTCCTTAACTTTTTCTCTTCCTTCCGTACCCCCCGTTTATCCCCTTTCTCTTTTTTATTATACAAAAAATAAGGACGTAAATTTACGTCAGTTTAAGGCTTTCTCAGCATTTCCGAGACGTGGGGGATTTTTCCCTAAACTTTGGTTCTCTGGAAAACCGAATACGTGGTAAAATTACGTATTTTTTCCTAAAGTTTTAGGGGGAAAAATGGGGGGAAAAATCAACCCCCTTAAACTGATACCAAAAACGTGCTTTTCGGAAATCTCTACCTTATGTAATACCGATTTTGGCGTACTACCTTACGGTGCAATCTTTCCGAGTTGGTATTAATGACGGGATTCTCTGACGCATTGTGATACCAAAAATATGTATGATTAGAATTGAATTTTCTCTTATTATATGACAGCCTTGATGACATACGTTTTTTTACGCCCTCAAAAGAAGGCACTCATACATTATGTCATCACAATAACATACAAATGACATACAAAGCATACGTAAAAATAACGAATGTATGTTACTTTGTATGTCAAAGAAAATTGAAGATGACATACAAATGACATACATATGCACTACAAAACGACATACAAATACTCATAATTAACTCATATATGTGATTCATACAAAACTTTTTATAGCGTAACTCTCTAACTTTAAACTAGAGAAATATGAGGACTACAATCTACTTCAACAAAAAAGAAGAGGAAAAATTAGCACAGATATGCGGGCAAACACCGATCTCTACATGCATTAAAAAACTAGTACTGGAAAAGATAAAAACAACAGATATTGATACTCAAGCTAAGTTGTATGCTATGCTACAACTACTTATGGACTTAAAGGAGAAGGTAGATAGACTTGAACAGAAGATCAACAATTTACATTAATGATGAAGACGCTAAACTAATAGAAGACATATGTCGTAATCTTAGTGTATCGAAATGCTTTAAGAAATTATTAAGAGAATATGCTGAAATCTCAAAAAGACAAGAATTAGAGAAGAAAATAGATGAGATACTTACATTATTAAAATCTCAGCAAAATAATACACATCAACAAAATACGATAGAAACATACATGAAAAAACATAAATAGATTGTGGTAAAGCTTTTTATAATCTCTAAAAATAATTTTAAACTAGAGTGGTATGGTAGACTTTAAACGCGTGATCTTGTTAAATAGTATTAAGCCTTCTCAATTTTTTTTAGATCAAGAACAAGAGTTGGAAATAGTTTTTGTAAAATCAGATTTTGATCATCTTCAAGAAGACATCTATACAACCGAAGAAAGGATATTATACTTTTATAACCCTCTACTTTTACCAGATTTTAGAGTAAAAGATATCAAAGTCAAAATGATAACGAGTTATAAATACGATCCTTACGATATTGTATACGTGTTAGACAAAGATGAATTGTACAGGGTCTATATTTTCTAGGGAGTATAGTGAGGTGTAATAATGAGGATATATTTAAACGGTACAGAGATTGAGGTGTACAACTTAAATGAGGTTTATTTCGACAGAGATGATATAGCTGAAATAGTTAAAGAATATAAAGAAGAAATTTTATATCAGCTCTTTAATAATCATATCGAGGAACTAGCTCAAGAGTTTTTAAAACATTGGATAGTACTGTCCAATATAGATGAGGTTTATCTAAAATATTTTGATAAATTATTTGATGAAATCTCATCTATTAAACAATATTATGAAAAGGAAGGCAATGAATTAGAAGAAATGCTACTAAAGGTTATGGATAACTTCTTCAAAAAACATGACGCTAGTGAGTTAAGGGAATTGGAAAATAAAATATATTATCTACAATCAAAAATAAGATATCTTAAATTAAACATAACAATAGTGCGTATAGCGTCTATCATTTCAACATATTTATCCTATCTTGAAGAGACAGAAAAACGTAAATTCCGTTAAGGTGTCTTTATGGCTGATGAGAAGGGAAATGATATAGTTCATATAAACGTGACTATTAGAGGCAGAAACGCGGAGAAGATAAGAGCTTTAATGGCTATGTACAACTTCGATTCTTACAACGAGTTGATAAACTTCCTTTTACAAAGATATGAGAAAGATGGGAAAGCTGAGGGACTGAAAAAGATCCTCAACAAGTACGAAAACGCTCACTGTAAGAAATGTGGAAAGGCAATAGAGTTAGGTGAGGTATGTTTCTATGACCCTACTGAACACTACGTTATTTGCGGTGACTGTTATGTAAAGGCAAATATAAAGAGTGCTGACCAAGAGCTAAAACTAAAATTAGAGATAGAGAAGTTGAAGATTCAAAAGAAGGAATTAGAACAAGACATCAAACAGTATGAGAAATATAAACTAGTAGGAAATATAATAAAAGAATTGAGTGAAGAAATAGAGAAATATCAGAGTATAAAAGAAGAATTCATAAAATCTCTTACTAATCTAAAATCATTCACGTCACAAGATATAAAGACAGAAATAAACAAAGCATTAGCACAAATTTCAGAGATTTCGCAGAATATAGAAAATAAGATAGATCAGCTAGGGCATATCTTGAAATCTAAGATAACTAGTAAAGCAAAGTAATACCCATAACTTTATAATCTCTAACTCTAATTTTAAACTGGAGATGAAGATGGAGACCGTGGTTAGAATAAGTAAGACAGAATACGAGATTATATTTGATGAGCCAACTTATACAATTTCTTTCAGAATGAATAAACAGATAAGGAAATCGTTAGAAGGCAAATATAAGAATTTTTCGGAATTAATAAGGAAAAGTTTAGCTGAGCAAATAGAATGTATAAGTGAAAGAGATCTTCTAACATTAGCTAGGTTAAAGGGAAATCAAGTAGTGTCATTCAGGTTAAAGCAGAGCAAATTACAAAAATTAGATGAAGAGGCAAAGAGGCTAAAAGTTACAAGATCTGACCTGATTCTCATAAAACTAGGGAGGGCAATATTTAATGAAATACACTAACAGCGTGATACCTGAGTCCTTAGAAAAATTCTTGCAAGAGAAATGTGGTAAAAATAGAGAATGTAAGGCGAAATTACTTCTAGCACTGTTTGAAAATGATATTAATATAGATGACCTACAAAATATACAGTGTAACGAAAAACTTAAACAAGCTTTTTACGTACCATACGAGATAAAGATAAAATTGTATGAAATTCAAAGTGAATATTACAGAAAGTATGGAAAAAGAATAGATCAGAAGGTAATATGGTGCTATCTTAAAAAATTTTTAGAGACACACGATACGTTTAAAGAAACTGTCTAATCTTTCAAACTCTTTTTTCCCCTCTTCCGTCAAAATAAAAGCTGAATTATTTTTTTCTAAAAGTTTTAAGTATGTCAATTGCATTAACGTGTTATAAAGACTACCGTCACTAATTCGCCCTAAGCCAAACCTAATCTCCAAAATCTCATGGATTTCTTTAGGCGTAGCTTTCCCACCATGTATGTAGATTGACTTTAGCACCATATAAATTAATGGTCTTAATTCAAGTCTTATTTTCATACTTTCAGTTTAGACTCTCTAACTTTAAATTTAACTCTAGTTTTACTCTTAATAAAAACGTCATACTCTCGTATCGTATTATAAAAATCATACTGAAAAATGTCAATCAAACCTATATAAACAAATGAATATAGTTAAAGCATATGAGCGAAAAAGTTGAAAAGCAAACTGAGGAAAAGAAAGCAGAGGAGAAAATTGAGGAAAAAGAAGAAGAGAAAAAAGAACAAGAGAAAGATGAGATAGATGAAGTGTTAGAAGAGTTGAAAGAAGAAGAAAAGCCTACTAAAGAGAAAGAAAAATACATCATCGTATATAAGGAGAGAAAGCCGAAACCAAAAGGATTAACAAAACAACAGCCTCAAGAAGAACATGAAGAAAAGGGTATAGATTGGGGATTTATAGCTCTACTTTTAGGGCTTTTGATATTATCCATAATCATGATATTCTTTATATTCAGTGGTGGATTTTAATGGATTTGAAGGATTTCGTAGGGAAAATCGTCTACATATTTGCTAACGGTATATCATATCAAGGAGTCTTAGAGAGCGATAATAATGAGGTAGTGAGGTTAATCGGTGACATGGATGGTCAAGAGGTTCTAATCATCATTCCAAAAATTGGTATCGACTCTATATTAATTCCAATGGGGAAGAGTAATGAGTGAGCAACTTTTAGTTTCAGACGCAAAGGCTCAGTGTGAGCAGTGGGCATACAATCCCTTAGAGCCAGAGAAGATAACGTATAACGGTCAGGAGATCAATATAAAGGAATTAAAAGATAAACTAGGGAAGAAAGGGTATAGGAAGGAAGCAATAAAAAAACTTTTAGAAGTAGGTGTAAGTGAGGACTGCATAGTCACAGCGATAGGTTCATGGTGGAAGGTCAAAGACCCGGGTGGATATTTCAGAGCTGTAAAATCACAACTACAAAAAGATCAAGCAAAAGAGAAAGTAGAAAAAGTAGAAGAGCCTCTCAGAATCGAAAAGCCTGAACAACAACCACAGCCTGAAGAAAAAGAAGGAACGGAAGGAGAGGAGGCTATCACACCTAAACCTGAGGAAAAGCCTCAAATCGAAATAAGAATAACTGACAAGATGGTAGGGTACTTATACATGTCAGCTCTATCAATTCCCGTCATGGTTCTTAATGTCAAGTACAAGAAAAATTATAAAGTTACAGATATCATACCTGAACAAGATATATTCGAGAGGGGTTCAATATTCTACGAAGTACTAAAAGAAAGCGGGCTTTTAGAGGATGAGAACATCAAGAAGATTATATTATTTGGGAGTTTGGGCGGGGCGGTAACTATAGATATATCTCGTATTATTAATGCTTATAAAGTAGATGAAGAGCAAAAGAAAGAAGAAGAGGAAAATAAGAAATTACCACCAGACTTAGAACTTTATCAAGCATATCAGTCAAGAGGTGATTAAATGGAAGAAGGTTGGAATGAGAAAGAGATAGATGAGATTTGTGCTAAAAAATGCATAACAGAAATTTGTGGAGATATATGCGAACTTGAGGAAGAGGAATTGGAAGAAGAGGAGTTGGAAGAGGATATGGAATAAAAGGTGAATAACATGGTATCACTTCCCCCAGATTTCCTTATAAGCATAGTAAAGAATATGATACCAAGTAGTGTATGGAAAGAAGTCGAGAAATTAGAAGAAGAAAAAGATAAGCTACCCAACTCATGTAGAAAGCTCTCAGATTTCATAGAGGCTATAGAGAAAAGTGCAGAAATTGCGTCAAATGAAGACCAAGATCTCAAGTATGTTATGACATTTGGGCAATATACTAAATTGTTGATATTAGCGTGTGTGAGAAATGAAACGTTTCAGTCGGCATTAGAGGCAGAGTTTGACGCTAGAGATCTTTAGATGATCTTCTATGAAGGCTGACGACATAATTGTGATCGTGGGGAGAAAGAGGTCAGGGAAGTCATATCTTATTAAGAATTATTTTATCCCCGCTTACACTAGGATTATAAACAATTCATTAGTAGTAGATGATCACGTAATGGAAAGAACTTCATCAGAGTATGCAAAGTATGGATATAATGCGAAATTCTACAATGATATAGAAAGGTATCCTAAAGTTGTCATCTATGATAAAGAGGCATCAGACGCCAGTTTTGCCAAAATTTGGGAATTCGTTAAGCGTCATGGACAGAGATATGGCTATACATTATTCGTTATAGATGAGGCTCATCATCATTTTCAAAGAAAACAATTACCTACATCACAATCAGAAACGATTAGAGAAAATCGACATTTTAATTTAGGAGTAATATTAGCATCTCAGCGTGTTTACGATTTTAACCCTTTGGTATACAAAAACGCTGACATAATAATTCTCTTCAACACTAGAGAGCCTAGAGAGCGTATGTGGATAGAAAAGTATATTTCGCGTGAAGTAGCTGATCTAGTTCCTAGCCTTAAACAATATCATTTTATTATCTTTGACGTTAACTCACAAAAGATAGTAGTGCATAAACCTATTTGATTTCAGAAATTTCAATCAAAGAAAAACCTTTTTTCATCAAAAAAGTTAAGGAGATTGAGCTTTTGTTTGAAAAAATAAGAAATTTCCGCTAGCTTTCTTTCTCTATGAGGATTATCTTTAAAACGAAAAAATGAGATAGTTATTTTGAGTCAATATGGGAAAGGCAGAAGAATATGCTTTAGATTTCGTAATAGTAGTAGTAGGCGTCATAGTAGGACTATGGTTAGCTAGAGTGTTGAGAATAATATGATTATGAGGTGAGAAAAAATGGCTAGACCATATAAAGTCACTTTACAACAAACATATCAGTACACCCCTAGCCAAACTATCACTATACAAATACCAAGAAATGCATTCGTGAAAAAAATAGAAGTCCTTCTTAGCGGTACTATAATAAACTCAAACACCACAGCAGTGACTTTACCCGGTCAACCATTCCCATACAATTTAGTAAGTGAACTGAGACTAGTCTATAACGGGAATAAGATAATATATGACGCCTCTGGTAGCGGATTGGGGATTTTAGAGTACTACGAGACCCAAGGACAGAATCCTAGCACTCCAGCCCCGGGAAGTTCAGTAGGTGCTAGCTCTAGCGTAAACTTATACGTAAAATATACGCTGAGGTTCCCTGATAGAAACGAATTCCCCGCTAGATATGCTAGCAGTTTCGATTTAATCATTTTTACTCCCGCTAATTTCCTTCCATCCGGCGTTTCTGTTAATGCATCATTTATTATATCTGTAGAATATATAGATCTTTCAGCAGAAGAAGTAGTAGCTAGATTCCCGCTAGGACTGAATAAGGACGGTTTACCAAGAGGACTAATAGTTCCTTCAATAGTAGAATATAAAGTTCCAAATGTACCAGCGTCACAAACGCCCATTCACGTACAATTTATCCAGCCCGGCTATATCTACATAGGACAACTAATATACGTATTAAATCCGAATACCGGTATCGTGAATAATGATCCTACCGCGTACAAATTGAAGATTCTAAAAGGAATGCCAACAGATGTCATAGATATGTTATGGCAATCCCTATTAGCTGAGAATCAAGCAGAATACAAAGTTCCACCTTACACGAATGCCACAGTGATTGTTGATTATACGAAATACTTCCAGGGCGGAATGAGCGTAGAACAGTCTGACAGTGTCGAATATGATATAGCACTAAACAATAGCGATCAAGTAAACTCGTTATTTGTGGGATATTACATTATAGAATAAGGTGTTTTTTTTGGGCGGTCTTTTTTCTATTTTTAATCAGATAGGAAAAGATCTAAATAATTTTGAACATACAGTAACATCTGGTTTGGCTACAGCGTATAAAGAATCTAAGGTAGTTGGTACTGACATACTTAAAGCTAGTGAAGGGGCTGGATATGAGTTAGGGCATTATATTCGTACTGGGAGTTTTGTACCATTTTCTCAAGCTGAGAAAAGAATAGAAAATACTTCAACTAAGGGATTTCTATTCAATATACCATACAACTTAGGTGCAAAAACCGGGGGGCAGTTAGCAAAAGGTGGCGGTTCAATCATAGCTAATACTATCCCCTTCACTGGGACTTTCGGGCATTTATTCGCTCATCCCCATGAGAACATATTCAATAAAGCTAGTGATGTGGCGTTTGGTATACTAGACACAATTGGAATAGGAGACGTATTACAAGTAGCAAAGAAGCCAGTAGAGGAAGGAATTAACGTAATAGGAAATACTCTAGCAAAACGTATAACTGGAATACCTCACATAGAGCCACCCAAGTTACCACTACCTAGGTTCCCAATTGGTACACCAATACACATAGAGCCACCCAAGTTACCAATAATCAGAACACCTTTACCCACTCTTCACTTCCCTCACATAGACATCCATCCACCGGATTTACATTATTTAGTAAAAACTCTAACTAGAGATGAACATGCGGTAGTAAAAGGAATACAAGATCTAGGAAATGGCATAAAAGGAGTGCTAGCAGAGGATTTTGTTACTCATTATTTCAAGATAAATGAAGGTTTAGGGAAGATTGAGCATCATATTGTTGACAATACTGGAAGGCTGGTAAAAGTAGGAGAACATACTGAAAGCGATATAGCAAAAATTTTAGGGAGAGATATAGGCGGGATAGGAAGAGGGATAAGAAATTTCTTTGGAACATTAAATCGTTTCTTTCATGCGAAACCAGTTCAGTATGGTCTTCTAGGCATAGGGATAGGGGCACCAATAGTAGGGGGCTTACTACTCTCTAATAATACTGCTGGCTCTACTGGAGGTACACAACAACAAACATCTCCATCATCTCCAGTTGTAGGCGGTTCCCCATCATCTCCTTTACCACAACAACAAACATATCCCTCTAATTCACAACAAACATCTCCATTATCTCCTTTACCACAACAAACATATCCCTCTAATTCACAACAGAGTTCTGACGTACTAAATCCTTATTCGCCTCAGGCTCAATATTATTCAGCATTAGCACAAACTCAACCCACAACTACCCCATCTCCAAGTTTACCTACCCCATTATCACCTACAAGTTCTACAACTAGTCCCACATCTAGTTCAATATTCTCTAATCCATATTTTTTGGTTGGAATAGCAGTAGTCGTTATAATAATAATTGTACTCTTGGTGAGGTAAAATGGGTCTATTCGATATATTTGACTCGATTGGGAGGGATGTAGAGAGAGTATTAAGAGGAGAAGCTAGAGGAATAGAAGATTTCGCTAGATTAGACGAAACAACTCAGAGAAGCATTTTAGAGGATATAAGAAATCTATCAAAGGAAGGACTAGATGAAAATGCAATTCGTGACTTTCTAAAGAACAAACATAATATAGATCTTCATCCTGATTTTATAAGGAGAATAAAGGCGGATTTCGGATTAGCCGAAAGAGATATCAAAGGATTCCTAAAGAAGCTAGGAATAGGGTTAGGGCTAGCTGGAGGAGGATTAGGATTAGGATATCTTTTATTCCATAGAGGCGGTGGCGGTTCCCCATCATCTCCTTTACCACAACAACAAACATCTCCATCATCTCCAGTTGTAGGCGGTTCCCCATCATCTCCATCTCCATCATCTCCACTACTAGGTGGTAGCGGTGGTGGTGGGTTCTTGGGCTTACCATGGTGGGTATGGCTAATAATAATAGTTATCATCATAGCGATCATAGGATATCTATTGTACAAACATCATAAGAAAAAGAAGAAGAGCGGTGACAGTGGTGAGAAGAAGTGACGGTCTACGATGCGTTTGACAGAATAGCTAAATACGCGTCTGATGCTTATGAACATTTAGCTGATGCTTTAGAAAGAGCATACAGAACTACGCCCGGCAAAATAGCATTAATTGGCGGTGGTATTGGTGCGGGTTCTTTATTGGCGGGGCTAGGTATAGGTGAGGCTGAACACTCACTTCAAGTAGCAAACTACGGCGGTCAGCCCTTAAACCCTATCCAATACTTTTCACCAGTTCCATATTCGCCGTACTATGGGTATAACCCATACGGGTATGGATTAGGGCAGACATTTAACACCATATTCAATCCATTTACAATTCTCTTAATTGTACTTGTAATTATCATAATTCTATTTGTAGTACTAATAGCAAAGGCGTGAGGGAATGAGGGAAATCTTAACATTAGATTATGCAAAAGGGAATACAGTAGAAGTTTCTGAGAATGTGGAATTTTCGGTAGAATATTATAATTTTGATATACCGCTTAAAATACAATCAAATTCTCAGAAAGTGACGGGAACAAAAGATAAGGCAATTTCAGCTGTGGTTCTAAATGACGGTGATTTATGGGTAGAAATTACATTACACTACTCAGACGTCACGGGATCATTAGGTAACATTAATTCACAAGACATAATTTTAGCACCTTATCAGTACCTTATAATAGAGAATTTTCCAGTTCAGTACATGGAAATTCAGCCCGCTAGTCAAATTCAGCAAAGCCCATATGCCTCTTCTAACGTAATAATTCGCGGGCTGATACATAACAAATTCCCAACTTATGGAAGAGTAGCTACTGAGTTAAAGACAAGACTGATAGCTTACGATTTATTAAGAAGTCAAATAAGCATAAACGCTAATTCTAGCCAAACGATAGACATAAACTACATAATCCCAATTAAGGGCAAATTGAAACTTCTAATCTTCCCTTCCGCCCTAGTCACAGTCAGCCTTTCGCTTACTGACATGATTACTCAAACTACTTTCAATGTAAATGTAAATTCGGGTAACGGGGTTTATGGAGAATATGAAATGGATATTAGTAAATTAATGCAGATCAATAGCATAACTTTAACGAATAATAATTCTATTTCTGTTACTGGTTATCTGATTCTTCTATACGAGGTGGGATAATGGCGTTACCGATTCAGGGAATCAACGGATTCGGTAGTAAGCAGAAATTAAAAAGGCTAGTTGTTTATAGCACTGATTGGGATACATTTTCAGCTACTTATGATAATGACACGAATTCAGTAACATTATCTTCAAATGGTACTGCTAAAAGTTATAACGTATTTATTCCTTCTCCATATCAATCAAATAATCCCCTCACAAATTATCTAGTTTTGATTATTCAGGTGAGCGGATATATCACATTAGCTAGCGGTGCTACTAGCGGTAGTGCTACCGTAAGCGTACTTCTAAATGGAAATACGTTATATTCGACAACGATCAGTAACACAAACAATGGAATGATAATAAAGCAGGTAATTCCATATTCTCAATTTCCAAGCTACAATAGCAACGGCGGAAATAATACATTAGAAATTCAGGTGACATTAGGAAGCGGGACTCAATCAATAACGATAACTCAAGTTCAATACATGTTCGGAATTCTACTAAATGGTGGCTCTAGTGGGCTAACAGTACAAATCCAGGTTTCTCAAGGAGTAACTTATATCAACGATGATCCAACTCTTATCGGGATTCAAGATCCATTTGGGATAGGAGCGACGATAGTAGTTTACGACCCATTCGGAATATCAACCGGAGTTGCTCAGTTCAACGCACAAAATGGAACTAGCGTCATTAATACGAATGGAAATGCTACATATGTATTAAGAGCTTTTCCAGCGGGAGTATCGAATAATCAAGCTACCGCTACTCTTGCAATTTCCGTATCAGCGAATAATAGTCTTCTAATTGCATATTTCCACATAGCAATTATAGTAAATAGCATAACAATACAAAAAGGTATTGCACATCAACTTATTTGGATGTATCTTAATGGTGGGCCTCCAACAGATATAGGATTTGTACTTGATTATGCAATTATGCTACCAGAATATGCGATATGGTCTACAGTCCCAAATCCGGATCCATACTTGAATACACAAGCGAATAATTGGTGGTTAAGCACCAATAATGGCTGGTGGTCGGCACAAGGATACTCTAATACACAATATCTAAGCCAAATAGGAAACGCTAGAATGTATAAAATGTCTCGTTATATTAACAGATATATTTTAGAAATGCATCATATAGCTGATGGTTACGTTGAATACCCTCATTATTCGCCAATATTTGGTAATTATGCAAATGCAACACCTATAGGGCAAAATAATTCTGGTTACATGCTAGGAAGAATTGTTTATGTGGAGGTGGAAGAATAATGGCTAACCAAATAACTATAAACGTTTCTGAGGGGATGTGTTTCCAAATAATAGGAGATCAAAATGCAAACATTCAAGGACAATATCAATACGCAAATCAAGAATATCAGTTCATGGGCATGGGCATATACAAGGCAATCACAAACGTGACAGTATCAACATCAGGGAGCGTAGCATATTGGAAATGTTAGGTGATGGTCATGGCTAAGGAAGATGAATGGATACAGAAGGCAATTAAACACTATGGGGCGTTAAAGAGGTGGCTAAAGGAGAATCATCCCGAATTATTGAAGTCTGACGGAACAATAGCATGGACAAAGCTAAGAGAATTTTACGAGAAACACAAAGACGAGTTGACGACACATAGAAAGCATCAGATTACATTCGCTTTCACTTTGCACAAATTAGCAATGAGAAAGAGGAAGAAGAAATGAGAGATGATGGCGTATGCCAATTTTTAGTTTAGACCCAAACCTGAACACAATCTTAATATCAATCGTAATAAGTCTAATATCTCTCATCTACAAAGAACATAAATTCTTAAAAAAGAGAATTGAGAGACTTGAGAAAAAGATAAAGAAATTAGAGCGTGAGTTTAATGAGAGAAAGCATAGGTAGGACTATAGCGATTTCTATATTATACGCTATGATAGAAGCGTTTTTTACTCCATCAAATCAAGGGAACGTTATTTCTCCATATCAT